GCCACTAGACCCAGCAAATACTACATCGCCAGCAGAAGTTGTAGATCTTATTGGCGTAATGTCATTAAAAGAATCACCAGCCTCTATATAATATTTTAAATGTGTTCCTACTCCTAAAAACTTTGTGCTCTCAAGAGATATCCATGCGTGTAAGGCTCTAGCACTTCCTAGATAAGTATTTGATGTTTCTTTTTCCCAGCCACCAAATTTTTCTGGTCTGCCTTTTCTAAATCTAACTAAATTACAATCAAACCAACCGCCTTCGTTATCGTAAGCTGTGCCTTCTCTATTAATACCTGGCTTAAATGTAATTTTCTGTAACGGCATATTAAACCTCGTGCCACTCCTTTCCTGCAAAAAGTAAAGCTTCTGCTTCTCTACGTCTTATAAGACCTTCTAATACTTTACCATTCGCTTTATTCCATCTTTTAATTTGTTCAGGTACATCTTCGTAATCACCTGCATTTATAACTTTTAACATAGTAGAAGAGTTAAGATTGCCACCACCTAAATTAAATGTCCAAGATACTAAAGCATCAAATTGATGTTGATCTAAAGCAACTGTAACTGCCTTATCAACTATATCTTCAAACTTAGAAATATCTTCTAGTAATAATTCTTCTGCTCTTGCTTTAGATATAGACATACCCATTTGTATTCCATGGGTGCTTCCGTAACCTATGGTTGCAACTCCCGCGGCGCATAAATAAGAATTTAATTCACAACCTTCAAACTTTTTAATTAACGATAAACCTTCTTGTGATATCTTCATATTTTTATTCCTCTGTAATTGTAGTAACTGTTCTATAATACACAACAACTTCTTTAAGTTCATTTATATACCTTTTTAATTCTTGCATGTTATAAGCCATAATTTCATAATCTGGTATTGTCATTGCTAAAAATACCAACTCACCTTCTTGTTTTTCTATTCTTGCTAACTGATCTTCCCAGTTATCAGGAGTTACTACAATCCACATAGGTTCTTGCAAATCAATCTCTCTAGGCATGACCGGTTGCACTATTTTTCTTTCTAGTGGCTTTGCTGTAACTTCTATCTGCTTAGTTGGAATTAGGCTGCAACTGCAAACCATCATCAAGAGAGTCAACTGTACCGCTAAGTTTCTCGATTTCTTCCATAATATGTTTTGTACCATTATTTATCTTCCTTTCCATTTTTATTGGATCTGCAAGAATTTTTGCAGATAGTTCATAGTTCTGTATGAATTTTGTGTATCTATTTAATTCTCTTTGTGCTGCTTGGCTTTTGAGACTTAATTCATTTAATTGTCCTGATTGTAATTCAAAATCAGCTTGAATAGACTTGATTGCTTCTTCTTGTGTAGCTATTGCTCCTTCTAGTAGTGCATTATTCTTAGACAGTATTTGATTTTGATTATATAAATAATAAGAACTTAAGCCTAAAACTAATATAATTGCTATAAAAAATTGCTGCACTAAAGTTCCTCTATAATATAATTAAGACCACCAGAGCTACGATACTCTATTTCTTTTCCATCTTCGTTACGAAATTTTAAATGGTTTTCTTTTTGAACTATAATTTTTTTTGTAATATGAGTGGTGTCATCTGAATCACCATACTCTTTATTAAAAGATACAATAACTTTGTATCGCCTTTTAAAAAAAGATATAAAAATTATTATCTTTTCCCACATCCATTTAAGTCTATTCATTAAACAAGCCTAGATAAAACTATTGATACTAATATAAAAGGATATACGGCCCAGATCATGTTCTCTAGCTTATCAAATCTTTTTGATCCATCTTCTAATCTTCTGTCAATACTTTTATATAAAGCCTTGCATTCTCTTTCATGTGATTCTATTGCATTTAAAGCATCTTTTGCTGTAGCCATATCTTTCCTTATATTGTATATACCTTTAAAGCTTTTTCTTTACCCTTAACTTTAATATCTTTTACAGATTTTAACTTAAAACTGCAATCTTTGGCAGTCTCTTCTCCTATAAGTATATCAACGCCTGCTTCTTTAGTTCCAGATTCAAGTCGAGCTGCAATATTTACAGCATCTCCTATAGCTGAGAAATCAAACCTGGTATCAGATCCCATGTTACCTATTACTGCTTGACCTGTATTAACTCCTACACCTATTGCTATCTCATGTGATAGTTCTTTATTAAGTTCTTTGATTGCTTCTTGCATTTCAATAGCAGTCTTCACTGCTTTGTTTTGATGATCTTCTAAATCTAACGGAGCATTAAAAATAGCCATACACGCATCACCTATAAATTTATCTACCATGCCGCCATTCTTTTGCACGCATTCAACTTGAACTGTTAATGCTTTATTCATAATCTCAGTTACCTCTTCAGGTTTTAATTTTTCAGACAAAGAAGTAAAACCCCTTACATCTGTAAATAAAAAAGTAGCATATCTTTTCTCTCCTCCAAGTTTTAAAAGTTCTGGATTTTCTTGTAATTGTTTAACTTGCCTCGGATCAAGGTAATGTTCAAATTGTTTTTTAATTAATTGACGCAACTTAAATTGTTTTCTAAAGTTTAAATAGAAAGCAATAGCTCCAGTTATGAATTGTGAAATGAAAGTCCATGAAAAATCTATCAAATACCCTTTCTGAATACTAAAAAAGCCTGAGAGCGCCGTGACTACAAGTAAAATTACTGCAATACTTACGCCCTTGGTTACACCAAGGAAGTTTATTACAATCCATGTCAACGACACGAATATTCCAAAAATTAGAATCTCCAACGCTATTGCAAAATCTGGAATATGTGGAGAGTTTTCTATAAGAATTGACTCAGATAATGCTGCTTGAATCTTATGCGGTTCTAATAATCCAGATGGCGTTGCAATCTGTGGCATGATTCCGTTAGCAGTAACACCAATAAATACAAACTTACCTGCTACATCCATTTCTTTTAAAGTTGTTTGTGGTGTATCAACCCAGCTTATCCATTTACGGCCATAATTATCTACAGGAATTGGAGGTATACCCTTTATAACTATTTCTTCTAATCCATTATCATTAGTTTTTATAATGTAAGTTTTAGATCCTGCAAGTATTTTTAATACTTGAGTTCCAAATGCAGGCGACCAACCTTCAGGGGTCTTCATTAATAATGGTATTCTTCTAACCAAGTTATCTATATCAACTGGTGCAGATGCGATTCCTTGAGTAGCTTCCGCTTTTAATACATCTACGTTTTCTACAATTCCAGGTGACATATAACCACCTACATCATCTCCTAGTATGACAGTTCCTGTAGTTGGCGGATAAGATCCACTAGGACTTTCAAACATAGCTAAAACAGTTGGCCCAAGCTCAAGAGCTGTTGCAAAGAACTGATCTCCGCCAAACCTATCTGGCTCACTAAACGATACTACCCAACCAATACCTATTGCACCTTCGGATAAAATGTCTAATTGTATTTGAGCTAAATCTTTTCTAGGGAAAGGCCATCCCCCTCTTTCACGAACATCATCTTCTGTAATATTAAGAGTAGTAAAGTAACCAGATGGTTCTTGCTCCGCAACTAATGAATCAAAGATTTTTAATTTAAGTATTTCGGTAGGGGTGCTTTGGAATACTAAGGGCAAACTTAGTAACAAAAGTATAGGTAATATTAATTTATTAATCTTTTCCGCCTTTAATTAGTTTTATAGTATTTGCAAAAGATTCTAAGTAATAATTGATTTGGCTATCATCATCACCATATTCTGTGTAAACATAAGTTATTTCACCTCCTTCAAATTTCTCGGTGTCTCCTTTTTTATCAATATCTGGTAAAGCTAGTATATCTTCAATTTCATTTTCATCTAATTTTCTATCTGAAAGTATTTCAAAATGCCTTACATCTCTAGACTTTTCTGTTGTTATATATTTGTATTTCATATTATTCACTTTGAGTTATGGTTATGTTGGAGTCGCCACCGCCGTTAATTTTAACAACGTTACTAACACCATCTTGGATAATGATTAAAGTATAAGAGCCGTTGCCGTTTAAATCTAATCTAACTGAATCATTTACCTTTCTTCTAAGGCTTATTATATCACCTTGAACCAAGGTAGTTATTTGAGTATCTGGATCTTGCCCTATTCTAGTACCGCTTAAGTTAATACCACCTGCATCTGCTAATACATCCTCATCTTCTCCTATAGCAAGAGAGTCTAATACATTAAGCAAGTCTTCTAAAAAATTGGTGTCAAGGTAATTAATATCAAGCTCAGTAAACTCCAGCTCATCCTCGCCTAAGAAGTCTTCATCAAGGTAATCAATATCCAAATCATTAAAATCTAGTATGTTTGCTTTAGCATTTTGTGATACTTCTTCGGTAAGAGTTATGTTTTCTTTAGGTGGAGTAACAATAAGCATGTTATCTATAATGTCTAAAGTAAGGTCTAATATTACAGGCTTACTTGGTGCTGACTCAAACACAGATACAGTTGTTGCCTGGAATGGCTTATTAAGTAAAACACTACCCATAGCAGTAACCACTTCTATCTCACCACTAGACAAACCTAAAGCGTCTGGTAAAAGTATTATTAATGATCTACCCAATTCATCTACAGTAGCTGTAAAGTCTGTACCTCTTATAGCTATATTAGCTGTAGGTGTTCTTAAAGATATGTTTTGTTTATCTATCTTGCCTAAGTTACCTGTAATAAATCTAGCAGTACCAAGTCCAAAGGTAAGGGCCATCTTTGCTTTACTGGGATCTGGATCATAGATGTATTCATCTATAGTTAGTTGTGAGTGTTCGGTTAGCTTTACTGTTGAGTCATCAAGAAATGTAATAGCCATTCTTCCATTAGTGGTAACAGCCTCATCATTGCTTTGGATTGCAAAATCTACTTCTGCATTAAACGGCTCGTCCCTTACAATCTGTGCTGAACCATTAAGTTCAGATATCCCACCAATACTAACAGCCGAGTGAAGTTCCTTGATCGTTTTGGATAATGCAAACTGTGGAAGCAGCATTGCCGCCAACACTAATAACTTTAAGCCAGTCATTATCTTGTGTTGAGAGTTGTTGAATATTAAAATTTCTCTGTCCTCCAGTATGGTCTAAATAAAAGTAACCACCTGCTGAAGCACTTACTCCTGCACCAGTGTAATTGATTGTATTATCACTACCATCTATATCCATGTAGTTTGTAGCTCCATCAATATTAATGTTGGAAACAACGGTATTGTTAGAACCTTGGATAATCCAATCTAAGTCTAATGTAGCAGCTAAAGCAGATGTACCTTGATTTAATGTAAAGGTATTACTTGAACCAGTTACAGCTATATTTTGATTACTAGAATCAGCACCATAAGTGTT